GAAATTGGTCGCCGACAAGGCAAGGCGACATCCAAGGCTACAAAGCGTTATGTGACCCGCAGGGTTCCCAAAAAGAAGTAGTAATGGCTAAGGGTCGTAAACCACAGTTTTCGTTTGACGACCTGCGACGTGCCGCTGCCGCTATGTTGGGTGGCGCAACTGCGCCAACCACAAACCCCGTTCAGGCTATGGCGCAATCCGTAAACCGTTCCAATACAACATATTTGGACCCTCGGGATTTCGGTAAGCCAAACCGTTTGGCGACCGATGTTTGGGATTATGCGAACCCTGTTCCTGCGTTTAATGCGGAGGAAACTCGCCGTTTGATTGACCAAGGGGGTCGCCCTGATAAGGGACATTTGGGTGCTGCCGCCCTGCTGGCAGCAATATTCAAGGGTGGCAAACTAGCCAAGAATGCTTACCATGCTGGGAATCGTATTTTCGGTGAAAAGGGTGTAAAAAAGCCTGCCATCAGGTCTAAGCAAGCCACCAGTACGGTTCGCACAGCGGACGACCCGCTGGCTCAAGAAGTGTTACTTTCATCATTAATATCAGCAATAGATAGGAGATAATTATGGCAGCAGGCAAGAAGGCACCGAAGAACATTCGTCGTCCGAAGAACATCTCAAAGGATGATTGGGACCGTATGGGGTTGCGTCAAAAGATGCGTCAACTTCAGAAGGCTGGCGACGATGAAGCCTACAGGGTTATGTCTAGGGGTTCTGGTCGTATTCAGCACGCACTCAAGGACCCGAAGCGTGCTGGTGAAGCCCGAACTGTTACCAAGAATATGCGTGGTGTGGCTTCCAAGTTGAATGACCCGATGGTTCGTGCCGAGTTGGGTGGGCGCAACATTATGCGTTTCAACAAGCAGGCTGCCAAGCGTGGATATGCCAAGGGCGGTCGTGCTGCTGGTTCCGATGCCGCTTTGGCTGCGCTTCGCAAGAGCATTATGGAGGCTATGGACTTCACCAAGAAGGAAATGGCTAAGAATGCCGCTAGGGCTGCTAAGCGTCTAAAGTAAGCATATTTGCGGGTTTTGGGAACAAAACCCGTAATTGTGATGAACAACCGAGTAAATGCTCAAGCGTATTATGGTGACCCTGTAGCGGGGCAAAGACAGACTGCCGTGGAAGGGGCAGCCCTGCAGGCTGGTGGTGTTCCCTATGAGGGGGACTCTCCCACGGTTGTGGTTGAGCAGCCTGCTGTGGTTTCCAAGGGGCGTAAAGCGAAATCTAAGGGGGTTTAGTCGTGGGCTATCAGACTATGACGGCAGCGGTGCTGCGTTCTACGGTTCGTGACATTGTGGACTTGGATGCCGAGGATTTGTCGGACAGTTTGCTGAATCTGTATATTCGGGACGGCTATTACCGTATTCTGGATTTGGAGAAGCGGTGGAACTGGTTGGAAACCAGTTTCACTTTCAATACAGTTGCCGACCAGCGTGCCTATAGTATTGCGGCGTTTACGGCTGACCCTATTTCGCAGGTTGTGTCTGTGGTGGATAATGTGGGGGTGGGTGCCCGTTTGGATATGGTGGGCTACGATATGGCGGAGCAAACCTATATTGGGTCGTATGACACGAGTGGCGACCCGTTGTTTTATGCGGTTTGGAATGGCAGTATCCATTTGTTTCCGAAGCCGAATGATGCCCGCACTTTGTATGTGCGGGCGTATCGGGAGCCGATTGATTGGCAAACCACTGGTGGTGCGGTGGATGCGGCTCCGTCGTTGCATTTCCCGTTGGCTTATTATGCTTGCAGCCGTATTTATCAGAAGTTGGAAGATGCGCAGATGGCGGCTGTTTATAAGCAGGCGTTTGATGAGGGTGTTCAGTTGGCACGTTCCAGCATTATGAAGCCTTCTAGTCACGGTCAGTTGATTATGGCTCACGGTCAGACACGGGGTCGCCCAACCTTTAATGGTTGGGTTAACAGGTTGGGTCGGCAACTCGGAGAGTAAATGTCGTCGCTTCAAGTTTACCAGCAGCAGGATTTTACTGGCGGTCTGAACTTTCGTGCCGACCAGTTCCAGTTGGCTGATAACGAGTCGCCTCGTATGCAGAACGTGGAGATTGACCCCAGAGGTGGCATATTTAGTCGTGGTGGCTATGAGCGTATAAACAGCACTGCTGTTGCTGGCACTTGGAATCCTCACCAGTTGCATTGGTTTACTGGTGCCACGCCACGGGTTATGTTGACGAACGGCACCCAAGTGTTGCATTCCACTGGTGGAGATTTTACGGTGTTGGAAAGTTCCGCTGGAGTTCCTGTCGTTGCTTCTGCAGATGAGGGTGCGTGTATGGTGAACTGGGGCGACGAACTGTATATTGCTGGCGGTCACAGCGGTACCACTGGTTATCGTTGGAAAACAACTGATGCGTATGCGACTGCTATTCCAGTGTTAACTTCTGCGCATTGGAACAACAATTACAATAGCCCTGGGTCTAACCATTTTCCGTTGGCTGAACATCTTGTTGTTCACGCAAACAAAATGTTTGCTGCCGATATTACCGTAAATGGTACGCACTATCCGAACAGGGTTTATTGGTCGCACGAGGACCAGCCACGGGATTGGGCTGAAGCGGATTATGTGGAAATCAATGCTGGCGGTACGGGCATTCGTGGTATGGCTGTTGTGGCTGGTGCGCTAGTCATATTCAAGCCTCAGTCCATATTTGTTTTGTACGGTTATTCCTCGGACGATTTCACTGTTGCACAGTTGTCATCCAAGTTGGGTGCAGTATCCCATCGTGGTATGGCTGTGGCGGACACTGGCGTATATTTCTTTAGCAACCCTGAGGGGTTGTTCTTTTTTGATGGTTCTCGTTTGGTGGACGTGTTTGACCCGATTCGCCCTGCGGTTGACACGGGTCAGTTCAACACTGCTGCTCCTGATGCTATTTCTTTGAGTTGGATTGGCAAGAAGTTGTGGATGTCTGCGCCGTATGACCGTGAAACAACTGTCACGGAACCCAAGGTGAATTTCGTGTTTGACCCGTCCATTGGACGGGTCGGGGCGTGGACAATGTTCCAGTCCGCTGACGGATACGGTTTGGTTAGCGGATGCGATTTTACTGATGCTTTGGATGGGAATTATTCGTATATGATTCATCCAGTTGAGCCGAGAGTGTTGCGTACCGACAGGTACAATTTGGTGACGGATAATATTACTGGTACTGTTGCGAACTTTACGAGTTATTATCGGACGAAGTGGTTTGATGGTGGTTCGTATATGCAGAAGAAGATGTTTCGCCGCCCAGATTTCGTTGTGAAAGAACCTTCGGTTCAGTCGTCTATTAATGTGAAGGTGTACCACGATTTTGATGACGGTGTTAACAATGAGCGTCGTAATTATGATTTGACGGTCACTCCTCCTGATGTTGGTTTGATTTGGGGTACGGATTTGTGGGGGGATTCGTGGGGTTCTGGTGCTGCGACTAGTTCGGTGGTTACTGGTAAGAATCTTGGTTTGGCTCGGAGTGTTCAAGTTCAGTTGACTGGTCCCGAGGGTCAGTCGTGGGGCATAAACAGTATCGGATACAAATATCAAGGTAGGAGAGTTAAAGGTTAAATTATGGCAACATTAAGTATTCCCAATGTTTTCGTGAACGGCACCGTCGCTGTTGCGACGGAAGTGAACGCCAACTTCACGGCTGTCAAGACGTTTGTTGAGGGCATTTCGTCTGGTACGAACATTGATGATGGGGCAATTACTTACAGCAAGTTGGATGCGAACGTCGCTTCTCAGTTGGCTGCTGGTGATTCGGCTGCCGTGGTTCTCGGGTCACAGGTGTTTGCGTAATGTTGGAACCGTTCCAGTTGCCATCTGTCAATGCTTTGACTGGTCAGGATAAGGACTTGTTGCGTATGGCGTTGAATATGTTGGTTGCAGAAATTAATTCGTTGCGCAAGGAGATTGCGAAGTTGGATTCTAAGCAATCTAGTTCTAGGGGGTATTAATTATGGCTGATGGTTTGGCTGGGGCAAAGGCACGGCGGCAACGACTCGCCGAGTCGTTGGCTAATCAGCAGTCTGCCTTTTTGGGGCAGTTGCGTGGTAAGCGCAACATTTCGGATATTACTCGCACATACACCGAGGGGTATCGTCCGCTTCAGGCTGCCTTTGGGCAGCGTGGTTTGGGTGGTCCGAGTGTAAAGTCGGGTATTCGTCGTCAGGGTTTGGCGAAGTATGCGGAGACAATGCAACGTGAGTTGGGTCGTGAGACTGAGAATATGCAGACCGAGTTAAACAATATTGCTGCCATTGAGGCGGGTCAGCAGTCCAGTTTGGACGCTTATCTGAACGAGTTGAACCTGTCTAAGGCTCAGCAGATTATGGCGGATGCGGCTGCTTTGCGTGAGTTTCAGGGCTATTAGGAACAGAATCGGTATAGGTGATGGCTAAGAAACGTGGCAAAAAGGTGCCCGTAGGGCAGTTATCCAAAGAGCAGCAGGCTGCATTTCAGGCTCAGTTGGACCTTCAGGAGCGTGCGCTGCGAATGGCTCAGGCTCAGGCTGACCGTGAGGCTGAGAATTATGCGGCTCGTGTTGCCGAGCAGCGTGCCCAG